TATAAAACATATATATTATACCACAAACGATGGATTTGCTTATGAGGAAATGGAGAATATAACTTATGAAGAGATTATTTAAAATATTTAAAAAACATTATAAAACAGGATATACATATACTGTGAAACTTAGTGATATTATTATTCAACCTGGTTGGAACTATATTAAGACTTGGAAAATGAACGAGAAGATGAACTATTTCGAGAAAACGGGTCGCTTCGCTTCCACTATTATTATTGATAAAGATTTTGTACTAAGAGATGGATTTACTTCTTACAGAATTGCAGAAATCAAAGGTATAAAGTATGTGGATGTATATTTTGTTGAATAAATAGAAATTTCATTTGGAGAATATATAAGTGTAAATAAAAAAGGAGGATTCAAAGTGTATTGTTTTCAAAAGAAAGATGGAACAGTAAAGAAATATTACAAAGAAGCCATCGACTACATTCTGACTGCAACAGTTCAAAAACATGAAATAATGGTTGGAAGATCTGATGAAGTTGGAAAAATATATGAATGCTATACAACTAAAAGGAAAAGATTTTTAGAACCCAAACGAAATACAATTCAATCTAAAATCATTGACATATGTGCTGAATTTGGTTGTTATACAAATCCGTGGTATAGCGGTTATCAAGAAATTTCACTTGAATTGCATGGAGATAATGTGGAATTTATGCTAAATGAACTTAGAAAATATTAATAATAAACAAAAGGAGGATTTATGGCTGGTATTAGCGTACCTCAATATGAGATTTTTAAAATTGGAACAAACAAACTAAAGTATTCTAATTGGGATTTACAGATTACCAAAGAAGAGGCTTTTAAATATCAGGAACTCATATCACTGTTTGAAGCTCAAGAGTTCCGCATAATGGCAAATAAGATTTTAGAAAAACCTATTTGGAGTATTGATTTTTCAAAGATATTTATGCAGGTAGTTGTTGATAAAAAATCTGATTTTGCAAGAGTGACTGGTAAAAAAGGTGTTACTATAAATGGTGTTAATTATAAGCGTTTTGTTGGAACTACTGGTGGATTAAAAAACAATACTCTTCTCTTCTGCAATTCACAGTACATTGACAAATTAAATGAATTATGTGAATGCAAGAGAAATCCAGATACTAAATTAGTTCCTGCAAAATACGAAGCTTACAAAGCATTAACATGTTCTGCATCACAACCGATTTGTGATCCACATGGAATCTTAGTCGTAAAAGATTGTATTACACAATATTTTGCAGATGTTATATCACTCGATGATGGTGGCGATTCAAAAGAACCGACAAGAGAAATTATTAAAGATAAAGTTCTTGAAAACAATGTATCTGACGGTTTTAATCTTTGTACTATACAATATATGCAGCGAGTAGCTGAATCTTTAGGTCTTGATTATATTCCTGGCGGTGTGTGTTTGAGAAACGCATGGCTCAAAGGAATGCTCTATCCGTTCCCTATTTATGAATTTATTGAAAAATACAATAATGGAAATTACATGATTGAAGATATTTGGGGAAATATGCAAGATATTCGTCAATGTGAAATGATTGTCACAGAGTCTTCTCTTAAATTATGGGGAGCATATGATAATATTGAGCAATATGTGAATGCATATAAGGAATGTGGATACGGATTTTCTGTAACAAAAATTTCACCACATATTCTTGAAGAACAGAGAGAATTGAATTACCAATATCTTCAGTCTTATGAATTTACAGACGAAGATGTTGAGGAATTATGTACACCAACAATCAACTATTTAAAAGATGCTATGTGTGGTGACTACTCTTCTACCGTTAAATTTCTTGGTATTAACGAAAATACTGATGTAAATTCATGGCAACGTGCTTTATATACAAGCGAATATATGTTGGGAGATCCATATATAATCGACTCTGTACATAGATATATCAAGAAAAAAATGAATGATGCAAAGATTGGTAAATTATTTGTAAATGGCAATTATCAGATTGCAAGTGGTGATCCATTTGCTCTTATGCAATCTATTTGTGGTTTGGAAGTTACAGGTTTATTAAAAGCAAATGAATGTTATTCAAAATTTTGGATTGATAAAAATGAAGATGAAATTGTACTCTTTAGAAGTCCAATGACAAGTCATAATAATATTCGAATGTGTAATATCAATAATTCGGATGAATGTCGGTATTGGTATCAATATATGAATACTATCATGATTATAAACGGTTGGGATTCATTTTGTATGGCTGAGAATGGGGAAGACTGGGACTCGGATCTGAACTTTTCTACTAATAATTCTGTTATGAAAAGACGCTATAGATACCTACCTGCTATTGAATGTGTCCAACGAAATGCGGAAAAAATTGTTGTCACTGAAGCTGCCGTTAAAAAGACAAATAAAGCAGGTATGGGAAATCAAGTTGGAACAATCACTAATTATGTCACATCTATGATGGAAGTTCAATCTCATTTCGAGAAAAATTCACCTGAATATAAAGAATTAGAATATAGAATAGAATGTGGTCAGCTCTATCAGCAAAATGAGTTGGACAAAATTAAGGGAATCATTGCAAAACCAATGGAAAGTAGTTGGTACAATTTAGGTGCTTGCGGAGAGAATAAATATTTGCAATCGCTTTGCGCATACAGAAAGCCCTACTTTATGATTTATGTTTATGATGAAACTAAAAGACAGTACAAACAGTATATCAAAGAAAGTAATGCTAAGTGTTATGCTATTTATAAATGTTCTATCAAAGATTTGTATAATAAAGATGACCTTACAAAAGAACAAGAAGATTTCCTATTTTGGTATGAAAGAAAAATGCCAGTTGGTACAGGGAATTGTTCTATGAATCAGATTTGCAAATATGTTGAAAGTCAGTTAGATGGTTACAAATCTCAATTACATAAGGACTCTTCATTTGATTATAATACATTGAAGGTTAAAAGACGTTGTACTGAAGAACACAGACAAGCTTTGCGAGAACTTGAACAATATTATTGTGAATGCATTAAAGAATATAAAAAGAAGCAGGGAAAAGAAAAAGGAATACAGCTAAATAGAAATGATATCTTTGATAAACAGGATGAATTCGACAAATATTATCAACGTGCAAGTATGGTTGAAATGTTTAAGAAGAAAGCTGAAGAAATATGTCCAAATGATGATGAGCGTATGAACATCATTCTTGATATGACTTATGGATATAAAGGTAATAGACAGTTTTGTTGGGATTGTATTGGAGAACTGATTATTAAACGTTTAGAAGAAATGGAGGAAGAAGTTGTATATACTGAATGAAAAAGAATATATTAGAGAGATATTAGCGTCTGGCAACAAACCAGACAATATCTCGAATGGATATCTAATAACATTGATTGCTAAGTATTATTTTGATAGAGGTAAAGATCCAAATATTCTAATTGATACAGTCAAAGCAAAGATGCTTGAATTCAATATTGAAGGATATCAGGAATATAGATATGCCAATAAAATCAAAAAAACATGTATTGATTTATATGATTCAGAATCAAAAAATCTCTTTAGGGAACTTGAGTATGTTCCTATCTATGAAAAAGAATTAAAAGTCGTGGAATCTCTTCCAAATGATCGCCAAAAGAAATTTATGTTTACATTATTTGCTATTGCAAGATATATGAATAGTGAAGGATGGATAAATAAAAAAGACTCAAAAGGTCTTTCAGAAGTATTTAAACTTGCCAATGTTACTCTCTCATCTGATAAAAAGAATGAATTGTTGCATGAGTTATATAGTAATGGTTATATTCATTTTGGGAAAAAGGTGAATAATCTTAATATAAAAATAGATTTAGGAGATACAGATGATGATGTTGCATATAAAGTAACTAAATTTGAAAATATTGGAAACCAGTACATAGGAAATTTTAAAAAAGGCTACAAGCAGTGTGTAAATGGATGTGGAAGAAAAATTAGGATAAAAGGCACAAATGATAAGTATTGTAAATATTGTGCAAGAGAAAAACAACTCGAATGGCAAAGAAATAGTATGAGGAAATCAAGAGAAACTTCAATGTGTGAAGTTTCTTAAAACTCTGAGAACCCTTGATTTATAAGGTTTTTTGGTATATTTTCACAAAAAAATTCGTTTTTCTTAAATGTAGATATAGTGAAATATTTACAAAAATATGATACAAAAACGATTGTCATGGAAGAAACAAACCGACAATCTTTGTATGTCTGCTCTGCTGCTCTTCTGAGTGGCATTGCAGATTTAGAATGAAATCAGCTTTTCTTGGCTGATGAAACAGAGAATATAATAATGTAAAGTTCGTCTAACATATGGCTATAAGTTAGTTGCTGTGATGCTATGTGAAAAACTTGTGCATGTGTGATAAAACCAGTTAAGTTCAGCAAGCGAGACTGTACCATGCATTTCTGTGGAAGATATATAGGAATCAAACCTATGGGGAACGATTCGAGGCGTTTTCAAACAGAACAATTCTAAAGATCATTTCTAAGATTGGTACATATTCATATTGTACTCCTCTTCTTATATGTGTCGGTGGCTGTGCTACAATTCTTGCAGCATGGTTGCCGATTATTCTCAAATATATTATTGCTGGCGAGTGAAACGGATTATCACGCATGACTCATTCTCATGAAATAACAGGTTCGACTCCTGTGCTTCAGCAACTCTCCCATTTTATATGGGAACTGGTCGGTTTCGGATCAGGAGATGTTAAATTTCAAAAATAAGCATGGCGACATGTATAAAGTGGTTCTTATCGTATTATAAGGCTGCGACTGTGAAATACAGTTTAACGGAAAACACATAAAATCTACGCCTGACCTTCTATTCAAGGACAACTGTTGGCGAATATGGTTGATTGGTGGGTGTCTTGAAATAGGCACTGTAGTAACACAGAAATGTGGGTATGATTTGTGTACTATTGGTGGGAATACCGCAAGTATAACCGCTGGTAGGATTTTGGTAATATCTCTTAAGTTGAAAAACAGGGATGGAATCAAAAAGTAAGGAGATCGCAATCCGAGCAGGATGGTGATGATTGGGCTGTACTCAAAAGGTACGGATGGTCAAATGTACACCTCATCGTCCATAATAAGTACATACTTTTGAAAAGAGAAAAATTATTTTAGGTAAATAATATTTAAAAGAAGATTACAAAACAGCAAAAGTGTGTGCGACCACAAAGAGAAAAACAACTTATTCACTTGCAATATGGTGACATGTAACACTCGCAAGGTGTTATATGAGAAAGTACAAGTACGTGCAACTCTAATAGGCTGCAACCTATGAATCTCGCAAGGAAGAATGTGCAGAAAGGAAATCTATAATACTTTGTGGTAAGAGTTTGCCGATTATGTCAAAATCGGTGTTGTTGCTAACTACAAGCTAATCGCTTGTGTGATAAACTGTGTCCAACCACAGTAGATGTTAGTGTATTGAGTCAAATATCTCAGCTCATATTAAGTAAGAATCTCATACTTCGGTATGGGATTTTTTATTTAGAGTGTGTAGCTCAGTTTGGCAGAGCACGTGACTTTTAATCACGGTGTCGATGGGTTCAAATCCCTCCACGCTCATTCTCTTCTGCTATTCAGCAGGAAATAAATCAAGAAAGAAGTGAAAAATTATTTTATTAATTAGTAAACAGACAGCTCTCAAACTTAATAAAATGGGTATCCAGTTCGGATATGAGGGCATTAGCTCAACAGGTAAACTTAATGGGAGACATAAGTATTATTTGTGTGAGAACAAGAAAAATCTATCTCTACTTGCTAAGTTAGAGAAATAATTATGAAAGGCGGTGTGAATACCATCGCAAAGAAAAAACATGAAATAACCGTGGAAATTATCGGAGGTAACGCAGAAGGTGTTACTGGTAGTTGTACTCGAATAAAAACTTCTGAACATTGTTATCTTTTTGAGTGCGGAATGATTCAAGGCAATCATACTGTGCTTGAAAATTACAGAGCCAATATGAAATATATTCAAAAAGTAAGACCACAAGAAGTCGAATTTATTATTGTTGGACATCTTCATGCAGATCATATAGCTATGATTCCAACATTATACGCTCGTGGAAAATGTAATGCAAAAATAATTGTTCCTAAAGGTTCAATTTCTATTCTAAAAGAAATGTGGCTTGATTCTTCGTATATTAATTGTAGAGATATTGAAGTAATAAATTTAAAAAATGAAAGAAATTATGAACCATTTTATACAGAAGATATTGTATATAAAACACTTGAATTTGTTCAAGAAATTGATTCTGATAAAATAGTAAATTTATCTGATGAACTTGCTATTAGATATACTGATGCAGGACATATTCTTTTATCAAAACAATGTGAAGTATATATTAATGGTTCTTCACACACCAGAAAAATTCTGTTTTCAAGTGACCTTGGTAATATTGCCACACAAGATACAAGAGTTTTTGTCGAAGATTTTAAGCCTGTGTCTTCAGCCAATATTGCAATAATGGAATGTACTTATTGCAGCAAAGAAAGACAATGCACTGAAGAAACATATAAGAAAGACATTGAAAAAATCAAGTCTGTTATAGAACAATATTGTGTTGATAACAATGCAAGAGTTCTTATTCCGTCATTTTCGCTTGATAGAACTCCGTATATCTTATGGATTCTATATTCTTTATTCGGGAAAGACGAAAATTTCAAAGTACCAATTTTAATTGATAGCCCATTAGCAAATAGATTGTTAGACTGCTACTCTTCTATTCTTGAAGGTGATAAAAAAGAATTATTCGATGATATGATGTCGTGGAAGAATGTTCAAAGAATTATTCAACCAGAAAACAGTAAGGCAGCTATTGCAGACAAAGGTGCAAAAATCATTCTTAGTAGTTCAGGAATGTTGACAGCAGGGAGGTCAATTAAGTGGAGTCAGAGTATTTTACCACGAGAATCAGATTGTATTTTATTTATGGGATATTCTGGTGAAGATACATTAGCATGGAAAATAAAACATGGTAAAGATAACAAGACAATCAATATTAATGGTAAGCCTTTTAAGAATAAAGCACAGATTTACGATTTAAAGTCATTTTCTAGTCATATGCAACGACAAGACATGATTAATTATTATAAATCTATAAATTGCGAAAAGATTTATTTAGTCCATGGTGATTCAAATAAAATTGAGTTTAAGCATGATTTAGAAGATGCAATATCTAATTGTCTTAAATCTACAAAAGTTGTTGCTGTTAATAGCGGTACAAAAATCTCATTATAGAGAAATATTAAGAAATTGGAGGCTTAATTGCCTATGAAAGATATTAAAACAAGTATGATGCTTTATCAGGGTGAGCAGTATGAAACAGACGACCTTGAAAACAGAAGACTCTTTATCAACGATGTTATTGATTCAGATGTTATTGATACTATTGTGTATCATATTCTTCGTTATAATCGTAAAGATAAAGATATTCCAGTTGAAAGCAGAAAGCCGATTTTATTGTATGTGAATACAAATGGAGGTTCAGTTCCCGATGGGTATGCATTAATTGATGCAATAATGACAAGTAAAACACCTGTCTATATAATAAATCAGGGATATTGTTATTCAATGGGATTCTTAATTTTTATTTCTGGTAAGAAGCGTTTTGCCATGCCAAATTCAACTTTTCTCATGCATGATGGCTCAAGTTTTGCATGGGATTCTACTGCTAAAATGAAAGATCGTGTTGATTTTGAGGCAGGACAAGTTGAAGTGCATACAAAAAATTATATTATTGCACAGACAAAAATTGATGAGAAGCTTTATGATGAGAAATATCGTGTTGAATGGTATTTTTATCCAGAAGAAGCTAAATCAGTTGGTGTTTGTGATTGTATTGTTGGTAAAGATTGCACAATTGATGAAATTATTTAAGGAGGGCGTACTGCTCTACTATTTTATTGGAGAAAAAGGAGATTGAAAAAATGGCAGCTAGTAAATTAAAGTTCACAAGAACAACTACAGATAAGTTAACAGTAAAGGCAGGTACACTCTCAGAGGATTGTACTACTATTACATATACAGATGAGAATGATATGGAACAGGAAGTAAAGGTGGCTGATCTGCTTACCTCATTTAAAAATCAGGTAATTGATTTTACTGTTGCATTAAAGACAGATGAGGAGCTGGATGTTCCGTCTGATAAAGAGTAATAGAGAGTAGGTGGACATTATAATAGATTTATCTAAAAATCCTACAGAGACAGAAGAACAATATCTTTGGAGAATTGGTCAATTAGTTGATTCTGGTGAAATTGAAAGTTGGGAATCAGTTAATCAGACTGTTAATAGAGAAATTCTAGGTGAAGATGAAGAAAAATATAGGACGGAATCGGCTTGGCGAAAACGCTATCAGAGTGCCAAGAAGTTCTATGATGGTTGCTTTTCCAAAATGGAATCTGAGGAATATCAAAAGAAACTCGATGTATTAAATCGTGAGTTACAAAGAAATACAATTAAATTTAGAGACAATCGCAATGCATGGAACAAACAGAATTATGCAGATTCTCGAATTGACGAGACGATGCAATTAATTGAGGATTTGTTGCCTACTGTTGGGAAAACAGAATTTGAGATTCATGATTTACCAAATATAAACGGCGATATTTCTCTTCTTGTGTGTCTATCAGATTTGCATATAGGACAAACTTTTGATTCTTATTGGGGTTCTTATAATTCTGATATTGCAGCTAAAAGATTAAACGAGTATTTGAATGAAGTTATCCGTATTGGTAAATTACATAATGCTAAAAGCATTCATCTTTGCAGCATCGGAGATCAGATTTCAGGAGCTATTCATACTACGATTCAGATTACAAACAAAGAAAATGTTATTGAACAGGTCAAAACTGCAATTGATTTAATTTCTTCTTTTGCTTATGAATTGACAAAACATTTTGAAAATGTGTTTTTCTATGATGTAAGTGGAAATCATTCAAGGCTTAATCCAAATAAGGATTTGACTCTTAGAGACGAAAGATTGGATAATTTAATTGCATGGTCAGTTTGTAAACTGTTATCTCACATTGATAATTTTAGAGATATGACACACAGAAGGTTTGATGACACTATCGCCGAAGCCAATATCGAAGGTAAAAATTATTTATTGATTCATGGTGACATGGATTCAATTAACAAAACTGGCATTGGTAATTTAGTTACTATGTTAGGGTTCTGCCCTGAATATATTGTTTGTGGACACAGACACACACCTGCTATGAACGAATTTAATGGTATTCGTGTATATCAGTCTGGTTCAATGCCTGGTTCTGGCGATGACCACACTGTATCACATAGAATGTCTGGGAAGCCATCACAGACTGTATTGGTATGTAATAGCAAAGGCGTTGTATGTGATTATAATGTAGATTTAACATAAAATGCTAATCGAAAACCATTATTTTGATTGTAAGCTTGTATGTTTTTGCAATCATTTTGATTGGTTTTTTGGCTGACGAAGCCATTATCAGAGGGAGTGTACCTTATATGGACACTACCCTCTTTTATATTACAAAAAATATTAAGGAAAATAAAGGAGAAAATTAAAAGTGGTAAAGAATGAATTAGTAAGCGCAATCGCAGAAAGAATCGAAGGAGCTAAAAAAGGTGACATTGCTGTTGTACTTGATACATTTGCAGATGTTATTACAGATACATTAAAGGGTGATACTACAGAGTCAGTTCCTGTTGGAAAGCTTGGAAAGTTTAAGGTTAAGACAGTTCCAGAGCGTAGAGGAAAAATTATGATGGGTGATCGCAAGGGTGAGGAATATGTAACTCCACAGCATGACGAGATTACATTTAAGATGTCAAAGACTGCAAAGCAGCTCTAATCTGAAAGGTCGTGAATTGTTTGAAGAAAAATAAATATGAAGACATTCAGATGATTGATCTTGAGGATAAGGTTGATGACATTATCTCTATTTATATCAATAGATTATATCATACTGATAAAACAGTTGGTGTAATTGTAAATAAAGAAATTGCTGAATATATCATGGAGGAACTTTTTGCACTTGATGAGACAAGTATTAAAGAGATTGACCTTGTTGATTATATGAATATAGACGAATATTTGGTATCTGTTGATGATAGTGGTGTAATCACTATTGTTCCTATTGAGGACTTTTGTGTTCTTGATAAAACAGGTATCTTCTACATTGATATGGATGGTGATATTTCACAGGATATTATTGATTACTGTGTAAATGAGGATAAGGAAGTTATTCTGTTTGGTCAGGAAGATAACTGCGATGGTGATTGTAAGAACTGTCCTGCGCATGATGAGACTTATTTACATACTTCTGAAGACGAAGATGGAAATACTCACGGATTTACTGCTAGTAAGTCAGATGGCGACTCTTATATGAGTTATTCATACTACTCTAGTGATGAGTTAAGTCATGAAGATATTCAGAAGATGTTAAAAGCTTTTGGATTTTAGATTTTTGGGAGTGTGTGGTGTATGCTACACACTCTTTTTGTATGCATCGGTGGTGTAATTGGTAACACAGCAGTCTCCAAAACTGCGAGCTTATGGTTCGAGTCCATACTGATGTGCTTTTTGATGTTTCTGAGTTTTGGGAAAAAGAGAATGAGATTACGCAATTTTATGTGTATAGGCTTTTATTTATTATACGGAAGGAAGTGAGATTTAATGAGTAGAAAAATACAACATAACAATATTGTTACTGATGAGTTATTGGCTCAATGTAATAAAGAAAATATAGAATTAGGAAATGATTTTTTGGATTATCTTCGTTCAGTTGATAGATCCCCAAATACAATCAATGCGTATAGACGTGACCTTTACATTTTCTGGGTTTATCTACTTCAGCATTGTAACAACAAATTTTTTATTGATTTATCTAAAAGAGATGTTGCTCGTTATCAGAGTTTTTGTCTTATTGAATATAAATGGTCGCCAGCCAGAATGCGTAGAGTAAAATCTACTCTCTCATCGCTTTCAAATTATGTCGAAGCTATATTAGATGATGAGTATGAGAACTTTAAACCGATTATACGCAAAATTGAAAATCCTGTAAATGAGAAAGTGTTCACTAAAACTGTATTATCTGATGAGCAAGTGCAAGGAATGCTTGATTATTGGGTTGAAAAAGGTAAGTATGATAAGGCTTGTATTTTAGCGTTAGCTGCATTTAGTGGTAGACGTAAGAGTGAGCTACCACGATTTAAAGTATCCTATTTTAATGATGAAAACATAATATATGGTTCTTTGTATAAAACACCTGAAAAGATCCAAACAAAAGGAAGAGGCTCTAGGGGCAAAATGTTGACGGTATATACACTTGCAAAGCCATTTAAACCATATTTTGATTTATGGATGAATTATCGAATAGAACATGGAATTGAATCAGAATGGTTATTTCCTAAGAAAGTAAATGGGGAATATATAGATGAACCTATGGATTCAGGAACGCTTGACAGTTGGGCTGATACATTTAGTAAACATTTAGGAGAAGACTTCTATTTTCACAGCCTTCGTCACTTCTTTTGTACCTCATGTTCCAGAAGTGGACTTCCTGATGATGTAATCCAAATGCTAGTCGGTTGGAATTCACTTGACATGGTATCTGTATACAAAGATATAGACGCAGATGAACAGTTTGAAAAATATTTTGCAGATGGCGAGATTAAGAAAGTTGAGCAAAAATCACTTTCTGATTTATAGCCTACGAAACTCTAATTTCAAAATTTTATCATTAAAATTAAATAGTGCGAAAAAGGAGGATTGGCTTGCAATTTATTTCTTGAATTTTGACTTTATATATTTATAAAGTATTTTTATTACAGGATTTATAATGATAAATAAAAATATAGCTAATTCTAATACTAAAACAGCGATACCAATTAATGCTATCAAAAATAATATGGCTTGTCTTTTACCATTAGATAACGAATAAAGTATTATAATAATATAAAGAACCAATGACTCAATTAATATCCTAAAAGCATATTTATCAACCTTAGAAGAATATTTATATGTTTGAAAGATGTTTGGTTCTAAATATCCTAGT